TGTTAGTATTTGATCCACTCTACGGTCGACTCCGGAGTTCTCTAAAGTTTGAACTCCCACGTAGATTCCGGTATCTCTGTTAATGCCATTTCCAACCAATGGACGATAAGCACAATATTTCATGTTAATACCCAACATCTTAATATTAGTTCCATCAAGATGCACATTACGTGCAACATTCATGTCACCATATACAGTTGAGATTGTTGTAATATCAACACCAAATACTTTCTTTTTGCCACTTACTGCAAAGTTGGCACCACCATTTCCATTATCACGTCCTACTGCTGGAGTTGGGGTAGTATTTCCTGAATTAGGAACTACCATGCCAATGTTATTTGCAAAGTATCCAGATAATTTATGCATCCAATTGTAAACTGCTGTAGAACAGAAGAATACAGTTGAAGTAGCATTATTATATCGTGGATCTAACAAAGCAGACATATCATCAAGAAATGAATCTTGAGATTTGGTTGCTAAGTTAAGACTGAAAGCATTACCATAAGTAGAAATAAAGTTTACTGCACCTTCAGTGGTATTGTAAGTAGAACTTTGATTACCAAAAAGCATTGCATTTTCAACATCCCATTTATGTTCAATGAGCTTCTCTTTCCAGATACGTGCCCATTCATTACCTTCATACTTTAGTACAGTAGCACGATCAGTATTATTCATAACACATGATGTTTTAAAGATCTGAGTTTGACCATGTCCTGTACTATATGGCTGATCTTGCCAAGATTCTGGATAACCAGAACCTGCAGCAAAAGCAGTACCAACTACATAACATTTAAATGCTTCAAGAGTTTCTGTGGAAGTAGTTATACCAGCTGGTGTAGCTGCATAACCTAAGTTAGCAGAACTATCAGTTACTGCACCGCCTGTTTCTGTTGCATTCATAAAGTTACTTGTAGCAGGTGCTTTTACACACGTAGCATTAACAATAGCTTTATTAACTGTTGCACTAGATGTAGAGTTTACACCTTGAGTATCAAGATCTACAGAATTAACTTTCCATAAAGTATAGTCAGCTAAATCAGAAGATTGATCATTATCAGCTCCTGCTGCACCTACAGGTATTTTAACAATTTGACCTGGAATGAAGAATTGAGGCTGTGTGCCTTCAACGCCTTCAGCGTAGGTATGTGTTTGCCCATAGATGTTTTGATTGTTACCGTTATTATCATAATCGGTAAAGAAACCAAAAGACCATGTATTTCCAGCTGCTGGATTCGGTGAAGCACTTCCCACAGTTGTTGCTGGGACTGCAGCTGCACTAGTATTATAATCAGCTAAATATGCATATCTTTTGGTGTAAGATGATCGTTTCTCTGTAAACTTAAAAGAAGGATCATCGGTCGGTTTCTTAGAAACCATACTTACGAATCGAAAGAATGGATCCTGAGCCAAAGCCAATTCAGATACTTTATCGCCAAAGTTATACTTTCTGCGTAAAGCACCTGTATTAAGCTGGACTGAGGATTCACCTCTCTCTATGGAACCAGAGGTATAATTACTCCCGGTTACATTAAGAATATCCGCCATTTGTCTATCTCCTTAATTAGGATTAAGTTTGGACAGACTAATAAATTTTATATAAGCCTAACCAAACAGGTTATCAACACCGTCATCAAGACCCTTTATCGCATCAAACACTTCGTCTGACTCTGATCTTCCTGGATCCTGATTGTTTGCTCCCGATGCGGATGTAGGCATATTTCGGACATTTTTCATTTGGGTTAACATATCCTTCTTTACAGAATTTGCAACATTATCATTGTTCTGGTTCCGGTTTAACAAGTAATTAACATCATCTAATGTCATCACATGCTCCTGAGCCTTAGCTTTGAATGCTTCAAAATCTTTATCTGACATACTATTTCTTTCTCTAAATGCCTGCTCTTCAGTCACTCTGGCATTGGCTTGTTGAACTTGTTGAGCCCTTTGCTTTTCAGCTTGGATCATCTGTCCAACCCTACCTTGCACCATCCTGTCTACATGAGCATTCATTAGTTTAGCACTATCAGAATCCGGATCTGTCATTGCTTCCTGCTGATCAAACATAAAATCTTCTTCGAGACCAAGATGATCTTGAATTGATTTTTCTGGTTGGCCACCATTCACCAAATAGTTCCTAACATGATCTACTAATCCACTATCGTTCTTCATCGCTTGCAGAACTGGTACGAAAGGTTCAACCTCTCTATACTGATCTGATAAGCGGACAGCTTCTCTACTACTATCTTCGTATCTCTTTTTCCAGTCTGTGCTGTCATTTGAAGACTGTACCACGTTATCGGAGCCATCATCGTGTTGTACGTGGGTTACCTGTTCGGAGCCACTTGTTTGATTTTGGGTTACCTCAGTGTTATCTATGATCCCACCATTAACTTCATTTTCGAGTTGGTCGAAAAAATCAGAGGAGCCTGTATCGGTCTGTGCTTCTGCAGCTTCAAATGAATCTGCTTGCATACCTATCTCAGGGTTACCTTGTTCTTCTGCCATATTATCTCCTTTTTAAGTTGGTCAATGTGCGTAACATACTATTCTTTGGATTCACTTTCCAAACTATTTTTTACGGACTGTAACATATTGCCTGCTTGTTGCTTCTGAGACTCTACATTGTTGGACATTACATTCCGTAATAATTTTTGTTTTCCTTCTGTTTCAACATACTGTTTACCCATCTGAGATTTTACTTCTTCTTTCTTTTTATTAATCTCAACATCGGCCTGCATAACTTTTTGTTTAATACCAGCTTGCACCAATTGTCTTTCAAGGGTTTCAATCGTGCCCTCCTTATCCTTGACCGCCTCACTAAGCTGTTCAACTTGCCCCGACAACTGTGCATATAATGATTTCCTTTTTACAATATTCTCCTTATTCTTTAAATCAGTTTCAGCAAGCACGGCTATATCATCTATTACGCCAAGTTGCATTAGTTGTTTCAATTCTTCTAAATATGCCCACCTATTAATTGGCAGAGTAGAGCCCTGAATAATACGGACATCATATTTAACTGTAGCTATATCCATTGATTTACCTATAGCTTCTCCCATATCATTATAAATAGGAATATTAACTTCCTGATCTCTCCCTTCTTGAATAGCAGAAGGTTGGATCAATCTAAAGCGTTTATAGGCTGAATATGTAGATTGTGAAAACTGAAGTACCATATTCCCTAATTGACGTAAAGCAGGTTCAATGGAAGTACTCATCCATTGCTTAATACGTCTAGTACCATATTCATCTAAAGCCAACATACCACGATAGGTCTCTCCTGCTTGGGAACTATCTCCCATCATAGAGCTATATATACCAGCTAAATACTCCATATCGCCCTTACCTTCTTGAACTATCTGGAAGAAAGCACTTGCAAGAGGTGCTGGAATTACTGGAGTAGGCCTTTCTACACCAGGTCTAATTGGAAGTAAAGCCCCAGGGCTAGAAGAATACTTTTCCCATATCTCAGCATCAATAGAACCTTCTTCATACATCCATCTTAAACTAGAACCTAATGAAGCATTATGCACCATAATCTGATGTGCTTTATTTATTTCCTGCTGCTTACCAATAAGTGGTGATACAGCTGATATTGGATATGGAGTACCTGTCCATTTATAATGAAAAGGGACTAATGGATATTCTGTAATAGTATCAGGTAGAATCTGCTCATATAAAAGTTTATCACCTGATATGCAAGTCTGCTTTACACGAGTAGAATAAAACTGTACCTGATCTACTACATTCTTTGCTATTTGAGGATCTTTCATAAGAATATTAAATTCTTTTTCAGTAACAACTTTATTTTCAATCTTAGATGCTTCTGCTTGAAGTTGACTCATAATTTCCTGTTCAGCTACTTGTAATTGCTGCATCATCATATCCTGAGCTTTCTGCATTTCAAGTTCATATCTCTCTGGAAGCATTTCACCAGTTTGTACTGCCTCTTGCATTTGTCTTTCTTGCTCTAACAACTGGACTTCCATTTCAACTTGCATTTCTTTCATCTGTACATCAGCCTGCTGTTTTATAGCTTTTAACTGTTCTGGATCAGGCGGTATACGATAGAATAGATTTATATAAGAAATCTTAATCTTCTCATATACCTCAAAGAACTCAGCTAATTGATCTATTTCTCCCTTAGCAGTTACAGCTAAATCAGAATCTACATCATCATTATAGGTAAATAACTTTTGTTCTCTATCTAAAGATCGTATTGAATATGTAGTTTGAGATTGGTCATCACTATTTGAATTAGCTATCTTACGCTTATATTCAGGAAATATTTTCATTAGATGATTCTTAGGTAATACTTTACGAATCATAATAAAAGCTGCATCACGAAAGAGCATATCCCTTGACTTAGGATCTATAAAAATATCAAAAGGCTCTGGTTGTTGTATAACTACCTCACCCATACCATTATCAGCATCTTTATCTATAGTAACAAGCAGATATCCTATACCCTTAGTTATTGAATCATTTATAGCATTAGTATAAAGCGTAGAGCCATTAGAATTATGCCAAACATAATCAGCAAGATCAGATAGAACTGCTGCCACATCTGAATCACTACCTTCCACTCCAATAGCTTGCCATCTGGGATTATTAGCTGTAGCATAGAAGTTAAGCATCTCAACAACTGGGAGTATCCGATTAATTGTGAATGTAGGCATTCCCTGTTCTTCCAAAGAATCCTTTTCATCACTTGCTAACTGTTCATCGTGAGCAAACTCATATCCTTTTTGATTTATTTGTTGCCACTGTCTCCTCGTTGAACTGTCTGCCAGATTGTACAATTGTCGAATCTGGTCTACTTTCTTGTTCTGTTTTGCCATTCTTACACTCCTTTAATGGTAGATGTTTGTGATCCACGTCACATATTTTTGGGCAGCTGTACCCCTCCTGCGGACACTCATCTGTGATGTATACACCATACCGATTAGCTCCTAAAAATACTAGTCCTAATATTAAGTTCCATAACACAATTCATTTATGTACTCCCCTAGTAAAAGACCATGCTGCTATATTGAGCATAGCCAATCCCAACAAATGATACCCACCACCTATACTATATAGATATATATTCAATAGTCCAACTAGTAAGTTTGTTATACGTGTTATTTGGAACATATCATCTCTTGTTAACCCCATCATCAAGCACTTCCTTCTTATGCTCTTCTAAGGTCTCAGCTATTTCCTTTTCTGAAGGTTCGTCTATTAAAATTCCAAAATCTTTAAATAACCATTCGGCTAGCATCTCTGACATAATATCTTTGACGCTCTTTGCCTTACCGTAATCCATTGCCACCTCTTCTACGTTTCTTATCTCCTTTACCACCACGTCTACGTGCTTCTATTTTCGTATCCTCTGGAGGCATAGCATGCATCTCTTCTGCATTAAGCAGTACGGAAAGTACGATAAGTTTAATCATTGTTTTAGTAATTCTTTCAAATTAATACCAGCTTTCTTTAAATAATATATAGGTTGTTGCCCTTCAGGAATCATTTCTGCTGCACCACTTTTTACAAGACTATCCCAAACTTTTCCTGCAGTTTTTGGATTTTGTTGCCATCCACGTGAATACACATATTCTGAAGTTTCATCTTGCAAGCTTTTATATAAATCAGTTCCAAAGCCAAGCCTCCTATACTCTTCATCTACATGGATACCATCTACCGAAATACCCTTGTGAGTTCTTTGTCCTGATATATATCCAACCTCTTTACCGTCTATTTCTAATGTCTTACTAACTCTCTTCTCGTCTGGGAAAACCCTATACTTCCACTTTTTTGGAGATTTAGTAACTATTTTAGCAGCTTTTTTAGCTGATACAAACTGTCCCACAAATGGAATCATAGCAGCGGTAGATAAAGCAGCACTACCAAACTCTCCTTCCATAGTATATAGTAAAGCATCAGCAGCATCTGCTATATTACCAATAGCTGGAGTCATTCCAGCAACCATAAGCATATTATGCACATCTTCCTTAGTTACCTCTGCCTTATCACCCATAATATTTACTGCAGTTTTATCAGTTGTGGCATACTGCATTTCTGAAAAGGCTTTTCTATCTATATCATCTGCCATTATTTCTTCTTCTTACCCTTTTTCTTTTTAGGTCTTCCTCGTTGTTTACCATATGTTCCTGGCCCTTGTGGCATATTATTCTCCTTTATGCTGTTATCCAGCTTTTAGCTTGAGGTTTCTGCTTATACCATCCATCCCTTGACTCCTGTAAACCAGTCGGTGGATGTGCATACTTACATGCATAGGCTAAAGCATCTATAGTATCGTCATGAGCCATCCTTGGCCCAAATGTCATTATTTCTCTATGTAGATCATACTGCGTTTTCTTAATATGCACCTGACCTACTGCAAATCTTTGAGCTAGAATCTCTTGTATTCTATCTCTCTTACTCATTCTATTACCTGGCTTCTCTTCCTTAAAAGGAATAATAAACTCATTACGTCTCCTCATTTCTGCTCGTATAGCTTGAAAAATAGGTTTAGACATACTAGTATCCTCAATGGTAAAGAGGGTAGGGTTATAGAACTTAGCATATTCAAATATGTAATCCACTATTCCCTTTTGCCCAGTTCCAGCAATACCAAGTACAGGTAAAGTTCTATTATGTATATAATCAAGAACATAAATATTATTGTCCGATGTAACAGCTACTACAATTATAACACTATAGTCAGTGTTTCTTCTTGCTGAGTCAGTTGCCGGATCTACTCCTACAAAAATGTTACAAGGCTTAGGGTCATCTCCATCGGGTATAATGAATGTAAGACCTGTATCAGCATCTTTAGTAAAAGTGCCATCCCAATACTTAATATGATCCCTATTAAAAATTGAATCTGCTTCACTTTGAACCTCCATCATATATTCCTGATAAAACTTCTGTGGTGTCCCAGAATCCTGATAAAACTTCTTCTTTCTTTCCATCTCTTTATGACCAAACCATGAAGGCCAAAGAGTAGTACCACCATCTTGTAAAGCTTTATATGTGATTACCTTCCAAGAATAATCCTCCTCCTCCTTAATAGATTGTTCCCATCCTACTAAAATCTTTTGAATAAAGCTATCATAATGTACTGGAGTACCATTTATTCTAAGTCGGCCTGTCTTCGGTTCCAATGCAGGAAAGACAACAGCCGTAACGAGGTTGGATATTTTCGCCCTCGATTCAGGAGTAATAGTGTTATTCTCGTCTTCAAAATCATCAAGAACGATAAGATCATAACGCTTATGAAGCTTGGCACCACCACGAATACCAGATAAATTACTCTTAGAAATAAGTTTAGTGCCATTCTTGAGTTCGATATCATCTTCTGTCCATTTCCTCCCTTTTAAATCGCCAAAATAATAGCGTACTTTATCATTAAATTCGATATGATATTTAATATAGTCTAAATTAGGAACAGAGATCTTAGAGCTTGCCGCTACCCATCCATAGAACAAAGGTTCTTTTGTAAAGCAGAAGTCATGTAGAATGTTACACTTGGTAAGAACAGTTTTACCGTGACCCCTAGGCAAAATAACTGCAAGCTGTCTAAGATCTGTATTCATTAATGCATCAGCTACTTCATAATGAAAAAATGGAGTTTCTGATCTTTCAAAGTCATCAGGAAGGAAAAGTTTACCAAAAGCTATTAGATCTTTACTAGCAAGTCTTAATTCTTCTTCAGCTTGGGATACATTCTGTGTATTGATATTTGCCATTAAAACATCTTAGTAATACTAATTTTTAAATCCTGCTTTCTATCACCCATATATTGATTGTATCCTAAATCTACCCCATATCCTTTTCCTAAATCGACACCAAGATTTGCAGATAAGTTTTCCAATTTATTTGGATCTAGCCTTCCTGATTCTATACCATCTAATAAAGTCTTTCCTAAAATATTATATAGATTATGAGTTAGTTCTATATTTCCTTTCTTAATTTTTTCTGCCATTATCTAAGAAACTCCCTATCTTCTATCTTAAATTCCTCAATAGGTCTAGGAATATCTGAACCAATAACATCACGCACATCTTCTAATCTTCCTGTATGTTTTTGAAGAAGTCCTTGCAAAAAGCCAGCGTCTTCAAGAAGACTAAATTCATTTGGATCCATTTCATTCATCACATCCTTATCGTGCCTAATTTCTTCCCATTTTAAAGCTCTCTCTCCTATAAGTCCAGGTTTTAAATTATCAAGCCAATCTTTAAAGCCTAACCTGCCTTTATTCGGATCTCTACGATAGGAAGTATCTAAGGTATTTAATAAGGTATCACGATACTTTTTTTGCTCTGTTGGTGTCATATCCATTTCAAATTCAGAATACATAATAGCACCTCCAGTAATATCATTATCTGGAGCAACTGTATTCATTGCATTAAATGCTTTATCGTCTATTTCTGCCATGCCTTCCTCTCTTGTTTTTTAATGAATGTATCTTTTAGTGGTAGTTTTAAGTAATCTCTAATTTTTTGTGCTGGGGTTTTCTTCATTTTAAAAAGCTCTCCTTATTTTCAAGTTCTAAAACTTCATCAGTAATATCCATTCCTAATTTATTCTTAGCCCAACTTTTCTTTTCTTCTCTTTCTTTATTAGTCTTCCAGCCTGCCCAATGCTTGTCAAGCCACCAATCAAGAAATTTTTCCTTACTTTTACCAGAAGCAACCCATTTATCATATTGCTTACGACCTCCTGCTTGTGACATAATATTCGCTGCCATTAAAAAGCTTTGCTGATGAGGATATAATTTTGCCTTTACATCATAGCTACTGTCACCTGCTATAGCTTCTTTATAATGTCTGGCAAGAGCTTTTGGAGTAAGTTCTTCAGGTAAATTTGTATATGCCCTTGTTAGCCTAGTCATTCCTCCTTGATGAGGGCCGGTTTCCAATTGATATAATCCTGCCCCTCTATTATCAGGATCCCCACCTTTCTGATAATCATCCTTACCTCCACTAGATTCTAAATCCGTAATGAGTTGTAAAAACTCGTTCATATTCTCTTCTTTTACAGGAGCTACATTTTCCCATCCAGATGTAATAGTTGACATATCCCAGTTTTCAGGTCTTACATCCTCTTCAGGTGCTAAAGGTTTAGACAGGAAATCAAGTATTGCCATCTTCTATCTCCTTTGGTCTTGTAACCTCTTCTAGTTTTTCTGGTGTAAAGCCTTGAAATAAAGCTCCTGTCACTGTAGTAATCTTAGTTTGATTCTTATCTTCCATATCCATAATATCTGCTAACTTAAACAAGGCCTTCAATTTAGTGTCAGCCTTCTCGCAAGAGTCAATTACCTCCTTTATATTACTAAGCACATAATTTTCATCTAATCCCAAATCCTCCATATAGGGCTTTAACTCTTCTTTCATAGCACTCCTTATTCTTGAAGTTTTAATAAGTTGACCGGCACGTGTACCGGCATAATGTGGGTTATTAGTAGGAAAGGCTTTAAGATATGCTCCACGTGGATCCATACCTCCTGCCAAATATGTAACAAATAATTCTTCACGTGTGGATAAATTCTCTCTATCATCTAATCTTTGATTCCTTTCGACATCACCACCAAGCGAATAGATATTCACACGCCTGGAAGTATCCATCTTTGTTTTAGGAGAAACAATGAACGTACCAGTACAAGTACCTATATAGGCAACCTTTCGCACTTTACCTTTTGGCTTGGTCATTGCTCCTTTACGCAGTATCTGAATATAGCAACCATCATCGGCTAATACCCAGTCAAATAAATCACCCTTACGCCAATCCTTTTTTGGATAAACATCAGAAGGTAATTCATCCTCTGAATCATATACTACATATTGTGCATTATTAACTGTATAATGTCTCATATTTTATTAAAGTCCGGAGCCCCCAAGGGCTTCGGTGATTAAGCTAATCCTAATATATCTGATTCCTGTAAATAAGGTAATAATTCAGGAGGTAGCTTTATAATACCATCTCCAGTATCCAACCAAACACCGTCAGCATCTTCATACATTTCCTGCAACTCATCATGTTGTTTCTTCATACTGAACCTCCACTATTAGATAGAGTTATCCCTGAGAGGGAAAACCCTATTTTTTGGATCTTTAACTTAAAACTTCACTTAAAGCCAGTAATGTTCTCCCATACTTTAAAGCTTATATTTAAGCAGTTTCTATCGGTTGTCGGGGGAATCTCTAACCTCTATATGAGGGAGCAACCCAACGTCTGACCCATTTAGCAGAACCATCTCAGGGGTACTAACTGGGTGATAGCTTTATGCTACCGATGTATTAATCTACCACTATAAAGAATCCTATGCAAACAAATTCATTTTATTTGAGAAGTAATAATATCAATATCATGATTATCTTATCGAGAATCCATAACAAAATCAGTAAATTTAGTTTTGTCTGCATGAGTAAATATACGACACTTATACCGAAGTTTCAAAAATTATGCAATTTTAGTGTGTGGGGTTTTATACAATGGTGTACCCCTAAAAAGGGTTTTTACACTATCGTTTTACGTTATTTTTGATTTGATTTATTTTAGTTGAATTTTAGTAATTTAAAGAACTAATATGGAGATTAATGTATGATATATCTTGAAGATATAAAGACTGAAGCTGAAGCTGATGCTGCTGTTGCAGAGTGTGAGATAGCAGCTATTGAAGCTAGTGAGGCCATTAGTAACAAGCGTAATAGAATTATGCGTGCTGAACGTGACATTAAATGTCTACAGAAGCTCTGTGTGTTACGTAAGTGGAAAGGCCCACAAGAGAGGCTAACAGCAATGCTTGATAGACTCGGTGAAGCTAAGACTGAGTTACAAGTTAATCTGTGGCGTAGCTAACAGTCAAGGGTGGTGTCCACAACTATTAGGGGTGAGTGTAATAACTTGCCCCTTCTATCATTTACACACACTTGTCATGCACATTACCGTATGATATATATACCAACTTATACTAAACATATGATTTAAGAGTAGAGAGCTGTATTCGTGAGAGCAGCCGGGTTTCACGTGACATTTCGTATCCGTTTCGCCTTTTTGATACTCTGCATTACCAACATAGTGGCTGGAGATAACCCTGTCGATACTTGTAGGAGCATTCTAGCCACTGTTGTAAATGTTTAAACAAATTTAAGTCCATAACCCTGTGACTTAATTAAAGGATGAGTTAATACTACCGGAGTAATGCGATAGACAGTACCAGCTGGACTTAGTTTATCCCCTTATCCTTTAAAGTTTTCACCCCAGTCTAACAAGCAGGATAGGACTATAAAGCTCAGCTCTTTTCGAGTATGCGATTGCATTGTGCATAAAGACCTGCTAAATAATTCTATTTGCGTCAAGTTACCTACAAGTATCTTGAACCGGTGAAACAATCCTATTGTAGTAGGAGCGTTGACTAAGGGAAGCAATACGATCAGCCACTTTTACATAACATTTTATAACACTATAGATAGGTTGTGAAATGAATACGGTAAGTGCAGTCTGGTGTAAGTCAGACCTGATCTAATATTTTGTGTCGACCATAGGCACACTATAGGTTAAATCACCTAGGATAGGCTCCAAAAGTCGTTCTTCGGAAGGCGTATAGCTAGTCACCCATTATACGATAATACTCTGGTCACTTGAGCAAGGTTAATAGTGACATCTTTTACAATGATCCATCGTGAATGGTTTATAGAGCATAGAGACAACCTTCGGGGGAACTATGTTTTATCATTGTATTACGAGCGTTTCGGAGCCAGACGTTAATTGCTGGTCAAGAGTACTTACAGAATGATGTGTACAGTTGTTCGTGGTAAGTTGCAACCATTTGAGTACGTATAAGATGGTGTAAGCAACCCCTCTATCGCTCTAAAATTTAAACCAACATAAACATGGAAGGGTAATAAATGAAATCAGCCAAAGAACGAAAGATGGATCGTAAAGCAAAACATAAAGCTCTATCTGTTGCAAAGACAGTTAAATCTCGTCAAAGAAGGCTAGATAATAAAGCCAAGCGTGCTGAAATACATGCTATTGATCCTGATATGAAAGTGAGAGTTATTAATCAAGTAACTTATGATGAAGATGGTGCTGAAATAAAGATAGAAAATGGCATGATAGTTAAATGGTTGCCACAAGCAAATCCTGTACCTGAAACTGTTGAAGTATTTGATGCTGAAATTGAAGAGATTGAAGCAGTTGAGGTAGATGATGTAAGTAGATTCCAAACATTAATTAAGAAATGGAGATTGTGATGTTAGACAGATTATATGAATGGCTATTTTCAGAGAAGGAAAGAGAACCAATAGGTTTTATACCCTTATTCTTTATGATAATACTGATAAGTACAGTAGTTTGTATCTTTGTATTGTCAGTTAGTAGAGCAATAATGTGGATATGAAGAAATGGACATATTGGGGTGCACTAATTTATGGTGCATCAGCTGGAACAATGCTATATATATTTCTATGGCTATGTGAGTTAGGTCATGCATGGATATGGGGATATTAATCGGAGGATATAATATTGGAGAGAGTAATTAAGTAAGGGTCAAGCTAAGTAAATGAATCACAAATACCAATAAAAGCTTGGATATTGACGGCTCTCTCTAATATTATGTAAATTACCAACAAATAAAATAAGGAATAAATAATGAAGAATATAATAATATCAATTGTAATATTACTATTTGTAGGCTGTGATGAAGCTGAAGCTACAAGTAAAGAGAATGTTACAAATAAAGTAATGAACTCATCAATAATAAAGCCAGTTACTGAACCAGTAGTGCTATTTCTTGATGATATGACATTCACTGAAGCATTTGCAATAGAACATCGTGCTAAAGGTGAAGGACACACATTCTGGTGGCGTGGTAATCAATATACTACTGATTTAGCAGTTCTTGATGAATTTGTATTAGAACATATTAGTAGTGATGAATTGCATTTAGGTTGGGTAACAAATAATGACGATCCAGATGATAATTGTAAATCTAATAAACTTGATGATTGTGGAGTATGTGATGGGCCAGGTAGAGTAACATGGTGGCGTGACAAAGATGGTGATGGACTTGGTACATTTATGGAGTGGATCACATCTTGCACATATCCAACTGATATGGAAATAGAGAATTATCAAGCTGAAAGCCTTCAAGAAGGTGGTGGTGATCAAGGATATTAAAATTAAATTTGTGTGAGTTAGGCATGATGGTTGATCGCTATCATGTCTAACAAATCTAGAAACCTGTGGAAAGCAGTGGATGAAGACGCTTACAGGTACAAAGATAGATGTTGTGATCGCAGTCAATCAAATGAACGACTGAAGTGTAATTGACATCAATGGTAGGATCCGTTAAAATAAAGATAACTAGTCTTTTCCTGTCACTAAGTATGTTTTAATCCGTTCTTCACGGTAGCATACATTCTCAATGGGCTGTAATAGCCTTGCATGATGTAGATCAGAAGAAGATCTATGAGTGTAGGATGACAATCTAAAGAGAAGGTGAGACGCCTCAGCAATGGGGCATATAGAAGCGGTGCCCTTGCAGGTAATAGTTAAAACCTGTCTAGACACACAATCATTAACCCAACAACAAAATAAGGAGATAATATATGAAAATATTGTCAAAAGAAAATTTGAAATTATTTCAGTTTCCAGATAACAAAATTTCAAATAATCAAAAAGTAATTTCTGGAATTAAAAAGAGTATCACTCAAGCCATTATTTTATCTACAGGTGTAAGTAGTAGTAATAGTAAACCATTTGTAGATATAAGATTATGGGCTATGAATAATGATACAGAAAAATATGTTCCAACTCCCAAAGGACTTAGACTTGACATGGATCAATATGCAGCATTCTGTACCATGTTACAAGATGAATTCTCATCAATAAATGAATCACTTCCAGATGTGAAGGTTATATCAATTGATTCACTTTTAGAAGATGAAGAATTAGTAAACCCATTCAAACACACAACAACATGAAAAGGAGATCCAATAATGTTAATAAATAATACCACACTTTTAACTAACGAAAATGAAAGTGTACCAAATGTAATAGAAATAAGAAATAATGTACCTCTTCCCATGCCACATATGTCTCATCAATTGAGTAAATATGGCTTTATAAGTACATTAAAAATAGGACAGAGCTTTGAAATTAATGGTGATACACCTGATTATAAAGCTAAATCCTTAGCACCAGCAGCTTATGCAGTTGCTTCTTATGTAAGAAAGACTACACATCTCAAAAGAGATAAGAAATTTACTGTTGCTTGTAGAACTTTAGAAGGAACATGTAAAGATCCTGTAATAGTAGGTTGCTGGCGTACTGCATAACACTATATATTGAGCAGGTATTTTCCATACCCCTATAATCTCTCACAGATACCTGCTTTAAATTTTAACCAACATAAGGAGAGAAATAATGAACTTACCAACACTAGAAAATATGCACATATCAGAACACATGGAGAATGTATATGCTCAGATTATTGCAGAAGAAGATATAGGAGAAGATTATGGAACGAAGGCTATCATACAAGAAAGAGTACACACACCCCGGCAACGTATATTTTAAATATGTTGGTAACATAACCGAGGATGGTGCTATGAAACTCCAAGAAAGGGTTGGGTATCATCCTGCCGGTTATGGATTTGGCAATTTTGCTTGCATAAATAATGTAGCAAGATGGAATTGTAGTAATAGTTGTGATTAGTTAGGTAAATAACTTGAAGCTTATAGCCTTGATGGGATTTAACAAGCGTTAATGCCTAGGTGCGTTAAATCTTTCTTTTACCTAACTATTAATTTGGGTAATCTCTGTGAGGCGGAGATTATAATGAGGGGAGAAGTTCTTGCTGATCCAATCCCCTCATAATTTTGGTACCAAGGGCTGTAGAACCTACGGAGATTTGATTCTTCTAAAGACTTGCTAATACTCAGGTGCAAGGATAGCCCAAAAAATTAAAGGAGAAAGAATGTTATTAAATCAATTTGAAAAAACATATAATCAAGCAAATGGATGGATATATGGATTAGAAGAAATGTCAGATGGTAAATTAAGACTAGTAAAGCCTGTTAATTATAAATTTAACTGGAAAGGTAAAGAAATAACAAGAAACTTTCAATTTAAATATTTCAGTTTATATAATTGTGCAATTTGTGGACAACAATCAATAGCAGAAACACGATCACTTACTCAGAAAGACGCAAGAAAAGATAAAGGTAATGTTTGTGAACTTCAAACAAAAGGTAATAGCTGTTTTTGGAAATCTTCAAAAGATAGAAATCCTTTTATGCTGAAACGAAAATCTATTGAAGAAAGAGGAAGTTTTGAAAATCCAATTGTAAGATATGAATATCCAGGATATTTTGAATATAAATATACTAAAGATGGTATGTTTGATCATAAGACACAAGGTGGTGGTTCTAGTTCTTTTATAAGAATGCATATAATTATTGCCGAAAAATATATTCTAAAAAGAAAATTGAAAAAAGGAGAATGTGTTCATCATATAAATATGGATAAATTAGATTATTCTGTTAATAATTTATGGATATGTAACAATAAAACACATAAAATAGCACATAATTCATACAATTATATGTGTTCAGAATTGACAAATAATTATGATAAATATTGTGGTATTGAATTTAATAAAGAAACAGGTAAATATTATTTAAAGGAGAAAATATGAAATGTGTTATATGTAGTCAAAGAATATCATCAGACCCAGATGGTTGGGATGGTGGACACAATGCAGAACCTGTAGCTAAAGGTAAGTGTTGTGGAGCATGTAATGAAATAGTTATTATCAGAAGATTAAATGATTTTCAATTAAGGAGAAATAAAGATGCCCATGCCTAATATTTGTGTAGAATGTGACAAACCATTACCTAAAAAATCTTTAGGTATTGTATGTTATATATGTAAAGAAAAAGAAGACCATACTAAAATATGTGGTGGATGTGGAGAGGTAGATTGTAATAGTTCTTGTATGGCTCCTGTTAATGAAGAACCTATGAGTAATTGTTGTACTGCTTCATTTACATATCCTGGTTTTCCAGATAGTGATATTTGTAGTGAATGTCTTGAACATGCTGATATATGGGAAGAAGAAGATAGTGATGATTACTATAAAGACATACAGGAGGATAGATGAGCAAAGTCAAAGGAATGTTAGAAGAAGATATGATGTTAAATCCAGAATTATATGCAAAATTACGTGATTATGAAGATTATGATTTTTGGATGCAATGTCGTAAAGAAGAACTTCTTGAAAGAGAAGGTAAACCAACAATAAAGTTAATAAGAAAGGGTAAACATGTCAGAAGAAAAAGAAAAAAAAGTAATAAAATATAATAAGTATCAACAAGGTGATGTTGTTATGTTCCAAGTAGATGATGAAACATTTGAGAAATATGCACATACACGAGGAAGTGATAATACTGTTGATTACAATACACAATCTCATAATAATCCTGTGTTAGCATTTGGTGAAGTTACAGGTCATTTACATCAAATACATATGAAAGATATGTTAGATGCAGCTGAAGTTACATTACATATGGATTGGCATCGTGAAGCTGGTAAAGATGTACCTGCTGCATTTGAAGTTCGTGAAGAAACTGTAACTCTTACTCATGAAGAACATAATCCACTTGATGTACCACCCGGAAAATATGTTGTACGTATAGTACGTGAGTTTGATCATATGACTGGGAGGTCTAGATATGTCGCAGATTAAATGTGAAGATTATGGTGCAAGACATCTTAATAATGCTAAAGTTGAATGGCTTATTGA